CTGCAGCTCCATCAAACCTACTGCGAACGGGTTCATGGTTCCGTAATCAATAGACAGATAATAAGATGATTGTGGGCTATACTCATATTCCCCGTGGAAGATGTTTTTCTCCTTATCGAACATTCCATAGACAAGCCCCTCTGCAATGACCCACAACCCAAGGATAAACCGGTCATAGAATACACCGCTATACATCGCCCGGTATCGTGCTTTTACCTTTTCAGAAAGAGAAAGGTTATCGTCCATTGTAAAATGCAGATATATGATTTCTTTCAACCCGTCCGACTTATTTTCCTCGGCTGCTTTCTGCCTTATCTCCTCAACCTTTTTCTTTCCAAGATACCCGGTTGATTTATCTATCCAGTTTTCCTTGAACCAATGGCTGGGGCTGTCCGGGTTGCAGTTAAACCAGAACTTTGAACCATCCACAGAGCAACGTCCTGTTGCCTGATTCACGAATGATTCCGGCATGAGGGCGACCTCGTCAAAGAACATACCGGCAAGTGTGATACCCTGTATCAAATCCTGCGACCGTTCATCTTTTCCGCCGAATATGTAAAAGAAATTTACAACTTCGCCCTTTGAAATCTCGACCATGTTGTCGGAGCGGTGGTCTGCTACCTTGTAGCCACGGCTCTTTAGCATCAGTTTTAACCAGAACAAAACATTTCGCCGAAAGGAGCCGATCGTCTTTCCTGCCATGCCAAGGTTTTGCTGGTTGAATGTACTCATAGCCCACAACGCAAAACTAAGTGACATGCTGAGTGTCTTACCGCTTCGGATCGCTCCGTCCGCTATGATGCCGTCCATATCCTTTACTGGGGATGTATCGCACCACCAGGTAAGGACTTTCTTTTGCTTGGTCGAGAACGGGCGAAACTCAAAACCGTTCTGCTGGTACTTCCTTTTCATCCGAACGGCATTTCGCATGATGTTTTCTTTTAACTTGGCTATGCGCTCGTCAATATTTTTCCATTCAGTCATCCGACCACACTTCCTGCGCTGATGCGTTTAATGCTTCTAAGAAGTTGTCCTGCTCTGGTGTATCATCCGCACTCTCTTTGGTCTGCATTTCAAGTTTGAGCATCTCAAGTTCAAGTTTCCGCTTGTCAAATTCTCTTCGGTGCTTGTCGTCTGGATTCATCTCAAAGAACTTCGTGAGCCAATCAATCGCCCTCTGTTCGTCTTTCATGACCACAGTCAAGCCGTTTTGTCCCTCTGTGATGCTCTTAATCATCTGCGTATCAACCTCACTGGATTCCCTTGCCCTCAAGGAATTAACCCGAACCATCCGACCGTCTTTTGTTTCAATATCTTCCCGCCCGAACTCCAGCACATTCCCGATATCACCGAACGCAATCCTCATCTGCAATTCCACGAGATCCTCTGTTCCGGCTACTATCTGCTGCCGCTTGATCTCTTTTAGGCGTTCTATCTCTTCTCGCACCTTAGTATTTCTTAGTAGCATGCAGCCATTAACCATTGCTGTATCATACTTGCATCCATATGCTTTCTGGTAACTTTGCGCCGCATTGAACGTCTTGCTGTAATATATACAAAACATCTGCTGTTCCGGCGTAAGGTCATCATTCTGTAGTGTCTCTTTTGTACCGTCATCTATGGGCACTGCTTTCTTGTGTGCACCCTTTGGCTTTTGTGTGCACACCTTTTCTATTTTGTGTGCACCCTCTCCCCTGCTCCATCCATACCGTTTCTTCCAACTCTTGACAGTGTTGATAGTGGTTCCGTACTTCTCCGCTATCTCCTTGTATTTCATTCCTGCCATATAGTCCTGTTCTGCTTTCTCGTAATTCTCCACTATCTCACTTCCTTTCCTGGCAATAAAAAAGATACCGCATCCACTAAGGACATGGTATCTTTTTACAGGTGTCCGGATTAACCACCGGAGCCTCACATTGCTGTGCGTTCTCCTTCCTAAACTACTCCCTGTTAATATGCAAGTTACCCGGAATTGCACCGGGCTCTCCGCTACGCGGTATTCTCCTCTGTGAACTATAGCCTTGCAACTTAAATATACCATATCCCGTTTATAATCTCAAATAAAAAAGCCTTACAGCTCCATGCATATCATAGAGCCGTAAGGCTTTAGGTAAATACCGACGATTTGGACGCGGACCTCTCATTGCTGAGTGTTCTCCCAGACTTAAAACCATATTTACCTTCTACGATCATGCCATATTTGTTCTGTTTTTTCAAACAAAAAAGGACATACCGTTATGGTACATCCTCATTGTCGCAAGTGTTCGGAGTCGAACCGAACTCTCCTCTATCAAGGCGTAATCACCAGAGTATACTACGCTTGCTAACAAGAAACACCCCGATCACTCGGAAACCATGCGTTGATTGACGCCGCTTTTATTTAAGCTACTGTTTCTTGTTTATATGATTGTACCATATACGTTCTACCTTCTCAACCATCTTCTTTTCTTTGGGTAATAATCCGGTTGCTCCTTTGGAATTATCATCTTCGTTATGATTATATCCATGATGCACATGTGGTTTTATTCCTTTATGTGGATGATTGAGGTCTATCTGTTTCTTTCTTCTGTTCTGCTCATCATAGTATGTAATTTTTAGCAAATCATTTCCACCCACAGTCACATACACTCTGCCATCCGTCATCGTTTCAAAAAGCGATTCTGAATTTCTGGAATTTGCCTTTACAAACTTAATATTCTCGTACTCTAATATGGTATGATACTGACTTCCATACTTATTTCCTTTCTCACTTATCCCACTACTCGTGCCTCTGCCACCCATTTCATTCCTTCCTGTCCCACTTATCCCCAAAGGCATTTATTTTTAGGATATTGCCCTTGCACTCATCCGGTACTCTGCCATAAAAGATGATTTGCGTCGGCTGCAGCCGCTCCATCATCTCAAAATAGCCATCCAGAAAACACTGTTTCTTTTCCTTGCTGTTCTGCGTTCCAACGGAAGAGACTGCAACAACACTTTGTGTAGGTTCTCCATCGAAGCACCATTCAAAAGATTCCCGGTCGCTCCAACAAATCGTAGGAATGACGTTGATACCGTACATCTGCCAGTACGCACCGAGCCAGTGCTTACGGTAATGATTATATATCTGCAACGGCTTCGGGAAATCCGTATACAGGCTAAAATCCGGTGTCAGCACGTACTTGAACCGCTGCAACATCGGAATATATCTATCCGGGTCTGTCCATACTCTGGTAAACTGGTAGTCATCCAGGAAGAAGTGCACCGCCTTGCTCTCCGGGTTCTTCGCGCTCTTGGCATAATTGAATCCGATAAACTCCGCATTATCAAACTGTGTAGGCTCTACCTCCGGTATGTCATACCGACCAACACCCTCAAATAACATCCGCTGTGCATTTTCGTAATTCCTCTGTGCTTTATACATGGCATAATCCTTTCTTCATATCATAATTATAAGGCAAGACTACAGTGAATTTGTGCCATTTTAGGCATGAAAAAAGAGAGGTTGTTATCCCTCTCTTCCCCATACGATCATATACTGTCCGTTCTTCTCTTCCACCAGATGCGCCATCCTCTGCCGTATCAACCTCTGCGCTGTCCTGCGCCGCCTGTAAAAACTCCGTCTGCTGATCGGGAGAATGCCGTAGTGAGCTTCTAACATATCATAGCTGGTGCCGCGCACGATGGATTCTGTCAGCCGGTCAGCAATGAAACTGTCCACACTCATGCATATCTCGTATATTTCTTTTTCATCCACGCACATTCCCCCTCTCTCAACTTCCACGTGTGTCATTTTCCGCCCCGCCGCATTACTGCTGGCGGGGACTATAGCTTCTCATGCAGACCGGCCAACTCCGGTTTGCTCAAAATAAACTCATCTGATTCTCGTCGTACCGATAAAAGCGTCCTGTCGTGATCATCCCTGTCTGACGCAATCTCTCCACTCGCGGCTTCTGCTTCAAATTCGCCATGTAATTCATATCAACTTCCGGCGGAACCGCAAGATAATATTCATCCGGCAGCGGCAACCGATTCTCTGTGCAGATTTCCCGGAGCTGTCGCTGATAGTAAATAATGTGGTTCCGTGTCAGGTTCATGTTGCACCCATCCGGCCAGAACGGATCACTGCACCCATTCTGGTTTATATCCTTCCAATGTTCTATTTCCTGCTGAATATTCCGGCAGTACTCTTTTACTTTTTCTTCTGCTGTCTGGATCATGGCAACACCTCCGAGAAATTAAGTTTCATCTGTTGATCTGGCTCATAGTTCATCCACACCGTTTCCATCCGCAGCTTTCCGTACTCCGCACAGCTTGAAAACTGTTTTTTCTCCCATCCGTTCAGATAGTCGTTATACATTTCTGACTCATAACCAGAAATCATAATCTTTGCTTTACTCTGCAGTAACGCTTTCAATAATTCCTCGTGATCCGCATCCGTCATCTCATGTTTATATTGTTTTCCTGCTCTGGTACCCAAAACATACGGTGGGTCAATGTACATAAAAACATTGCTGTAATTAAATCTCTCAATCACTTCCACCGCCGGGCGGTTCTCGATCTGTACCATGCGCAACCGTTCCGCTATGTCAATGATCCATTCCGGCAGACGGTACCAGTTCCACAGAGCGTAGGCTCTCTCCCTGCCCTGTACATCGTTTTTCCATCCTACCTTGCTACCATTGGTACGGAACCCATGCCCCTGCCAGCACTGGATTAAAAATCGTAATGCCTTATGATACGGTTCATCCGGCATCATCAGCTCCCATACATCCAGTTTATATGTATCCTCATATTTTTCACGACTGAATGGTGTAGTCATTACCATTCTGGACAGACGTTCCGCATCTTCCTGTATGCACCGGAAGAGATTCACAACATCATGATCCAGATCATTGATCGTCTCGATATCAGATACCGGCTTATTAAATAACACGGCCCCGCTGCCGAAGAACGGCTCTACATAGCTGTGATGTTCCGGTATCAGTTCCACCAGTCGGGGAGCAATGTTCCATTTACTTCCCGGATATTTCAATACTGTTCTCATGGCATCACCCCTGGAATATCCTCGAAACTAATCTGATTATCAGTTTCGAACACAAGCATTTTCTCTTTTGCTCTTGTATAAAAATTGCGGTCAATCTCAAATCCATACGCATTTCTTCCAAGTTCCGCCGCCGCTCTTAATGTGCTACCGCTTCCACAACATGGATCAATTACCACATCACCGGGATCTGTAAATATCTCTATTAGCTTTTTTAAAACAGATACTGGCTTCTGTGCCGGGTGGATTTTGGGAATATCTTTGCCATCTTTCTCCCAAGTAAACCAGTTAAAGATCATATGTCCAGTGCCTCGGATAGTCTTTCCGTTTTCATCGAATCTTGCTCCATTTCTAAACTTTGGCAACTTGTCCCTATATAAGATCAATGCATACTCCGTCGCTCCGACCACTCTCATATTTGCCTTAAGCACCTGTGGACTGTAATTTTTTACAAATACAAGTGGTATGTAATTGTTGAAACCATGCTTCTTTGCCGCCGCAATCAATGTCTGCATCTGCTCAAACGCACAGAACACGATCATGCACGGTGCTTCTGAACTTCTACCGCGGTTTCCTGCTTTCTTTGGCTCTTTCTTAAGCATCTTGCTGCAAAAATGGAAATACTCATACAGATTGAAATTAAAATCCGAATTAAATGCTGCTTTTCCTGCAAGTTTGCTTTCTCCATTCTTGTTATCTCCACCGTTGTACCACATCGGATTGCTGCCGTAGAAATTCTTCCCTACGTTGTAAGGTACATCGGCAATAATAAGCTGCGCCGGCGGTATCGCATATTTTTTATAATTCTGCATAGAATCTCTGTAAATTTCACATTTTGTTTTCATTTTTCTCAAAGGAACCCGGCGCGCCTTTTATCCGGATAGGTTCCGGCTCCTTTCTTGACTTCATTTCTTTTTTTGATATACTATTTATATCGAAACACTTATTGTGTCGATTGGAAGTGGCGCATCAATCCTGACGAGACTATGCCTAGTATTTAGTGCAATACTAAGCAGCGTAACCGTAGTTTTCTTTTCCTTCTGTAAAGAGGTGGTACCCATGAAAAAACTTGAGACTGTAACAGCAATTTTTAATTCGTTTGCTTGCAACTGTTTATCTTTCATTGGGATTTACGCTGCTACTTCCGCTAACAAGTATAACTTGCTGATGAGGTGGTGAAATTCCACCGAATAGCGGAATGCACTGGTGCATGCTAAGGCATGCACCCTTTTTTATATCATCTGATCTAACGGTAAACTCATCTGCCCTTTGCAGTTGTTCCCGATCGTCGTAGGATCCCAACCCACTCCGATATAGTCCAGGACTTTCGCCCAGCCATAATCATTCCCGTCCTTGTCCTTGCACATATGAAACATCAGATAATCCCATTCTTTCGGGTTACTCTCATACAACAGGTCAAACCGGTGTGGGCGTTTCTCCATATGGATTCCAAAACCGCACATGCTGCATCCGGTACGTTGTGCCTTAGTTGTGTAAAGCGTCCCATCTGGCTTTTTCTCAATCGTTCCGTAGATCTCCGGGATAATGCTGTCTGGCATTTCAAAACTTTCAGATAATTTTCCATCTCTCAAAAGTTTCTCATGATATTTTTCTCTCAGTCCGGCTTTCCACAGTTCGTCCATTTCCAGTGCGAGTTTTAAAATGTCCTGCCTATGGAAGATTGCGAATGGTGCTGATCTGATCGTGGATGCTCCGAAATAATTACATCCGTTCATCCGCAGGCTCTTAGCACGTCTGCCACCCTCGGATGCCATCAGTCCCAGATACGGCACACTGTTATGCTCTTTTCCCCAGTCATCACAGTTTTTCTCTTTAAGGTAATAACAACACTTGGACGATACGAGAAAATCTGGCTTCTGATAATCACATCCTTCATTTTCGTTTTCATATCCACCGAACAGCTTTAACCATCTCTGTTTTAACTGCATTTTAGAGTTTTTCTGCCATCCGCCATATTCTCCAGTCTCCCCAGTAATAATCGCATGGCGGACAGTTTTATTTTTCTCTGACGGATTTTGTAACAATTCTATCTTGGCAGCCACTTCCTTTGAAATGACCGGAAATCCAAATTCCTGTATAACCTTTGGTTTTGTCCAATATGTGCCATCATCTCTTTTCAGTGGCGGTACATTTATTATTCCAAGAGCCTTATGTACTCTCTGTATACTCTTGTCTTCCAGTGTAGATGCACTGACTCCTGGTGCATCAATTCCGCATACCTCATGTAAAAACAGGTATAAGATTATACTGTCAAGTCCACCGACCGAAACATGGTAGTTGAGCAATCTTCCGTCACATTCATTTGCGAACTCTTCTGCTCTGATCTGTGCATATTTTCTTTTATATTCATATGGTTGCTTTTCTTTCTGCATAAAAGATGCTATCTTTTCGTATGCTCCGATTCGCTCCATACGTTCTTTTACTGATTCCATTTTTTCTCGGAGTAAAGAGCTCTTTCACGCTGGCCAGCAAACCTCTCTCTCCTTTCAATTTAGTTTAAAATTTCATCTAAGCAGGCATTCCAACCAACTTTATACGATGGTGCAATCCTGTCCGGCTGTGGATATTTTCCGCACACTTTCATTTTCTCTGGCAGTTCCCGGAGCGGGCAAAAACTCGCTCTATTCTCCGAACTGTCTGATCCGTCATAATAATCATCTGCAGGCGGACAATATAACCCGCTTGGATCATCGTCAGCCAGTTGACAATCTGCGCAACACTCCGGCATATCTATAATCAATACTGCTTTAGGCATCTACCGCACCTGCCTTTCTTCTCGTTTCTGCCCTGTGCTTTGCATCATACCTGTTGTGGCATCTCTGGCATAACGCTCTGAGATTACTGTAATCGCAATTTTCCGGTGTATGGTCTAAATGCGCTATTGTCAGGACAACTTTTGAGCCATTTTCGCGGATAGCATAATTCTCAATTCCACAAAATTCGCATTTATTGTCTGCCCGTTTAAGGATATCTTTTCGTATGTCTTTCCAGTTTGCCGGATATCTTTTCCGATTTTCTGGTTTAATTGGCATCTACTCCACCACCTTCCACGATCTCGATTGCCTTTTCATAGGCTATAAGCATTCCTAATTCCTTTGGTTTATCATTTACAATATCATCAAGTACCCTATTTACTGGTACAAGGCTTTTCAGCTTTTCCAACTGCTCCACAACCTTGTCCGGGTCGTAGGCGGTTGGCTGTTCACTGATAATTCTTAAAACTGTATCTTTTGCGGCGGTAGGGAATATATCTTTGCCATCCAATACAATTTTTAATGACTTTATTTCTTCCACCAGTTCATCTTCGTCAATCAATCTTCCCATCGTTCGCCCTCCTGTTCTTTTATCAGACAATAATTGTAAGCCATACAGCCATCACAAGTCTGTCTTTGACATCCTTCCTCTAAATAATCCGCTCCATCTTCCATATATTCCGCTTCGCTCATTCTTCACCACTCCAATCCAACTTCTGTCCACAATCAGGGCAAAACTTCGCTGTCCATTCACCATCAGCGACTATTGCACAACAATTAGGACATATAAGATAATCTTTTCCATCAATATCCCTTCCACCGTCAGGTCGTTTGGCTTTCTGTTTCTCCACCGCCGCCCGGCATTCTTCCGGTGTGCCGATTGCACGGTACTGCTGTACCTCTTCCAGTGCCTTGATCGCCATTTCCAGATCTTCCATTCCGTTTTCCCCGGCTACCTGTTCCACCGTATGCATCCGGTGTTTGATTCTTTCGATTGTTTCATTCTCTGTCATTCCTGCACCTCCTAAATTTTTCGAGCATCTGAATTGTTTCCAAAATGGAAATAGTTCACTCCATCACTCCCTTCCGTGTCTTTATCTCCAATCTATTTTTTGACCACATACATCGCAAAATGAATATCTGCCTTTATTTCTGTAGATGTCACGTATATGTTTTTTACATGCAGGGCAGTAGACTTCTTTCCGCGCATACCTGGTTGCCACTTTTCTTGGCTGCTGCTTCATTTTTGTGTCCCTGCATATCTGCAATGCTTTCACAGCTTTTGTTAAAGCTTGGAGCATATCTCTATTATCTTTTTGGGCTTCTATAGCTTTTTCCAATATTTCTATGGCATCATTTATCGACATTCATTTTCCCTGCTCCCTTCCGCACCGTAGCTGATATGGCACTTCCCGAAACCTTTTTATTGCCTCCACGCTCACATGCTTGCTCGGGCGTGTCATCTTCTCGCTGATCTCCGCCACGCGCCTGCGGCGCTCCTTACTGTCTCTATGCATTTACCTCTCCCCCTCCCGATCGTAACGGGCACCACCTCGGCGACGTTTTAACCACCGCCAGCACCTCCCGCTCCGCTTCCTTGCAAATTCTCATGGGCTCAAACCTCTCCCGCTGGATCTGACCGCAATGCTCACACTCCGCACAGATATGTACCGGCTCATAACCGTCATTTTCTGTGACGTACCGGAGACCGTTTTTGTTCACGTAATACACCAAGCCGCTGTATTCGCACCCGCCGTTCAGCGCCGGGCATATGATCTCATCGTAAATCTGTCTGATCGTCTTGCCTGCTTCAAGCGCTGCCACAATATCCTCTCGGTATGGGTCATACATGCTCGTTCTTTTTCTTCTCTCCATTTCATCCTCCCTGTGGTGTCGAATTAAGCAACTCCGCTTCCAACGCATCGTAATCGTAGTCCCGTTGGCTGAAATTATTGAACTTATTCCCACTGGTATTCTTGGG